GCGGCAATCGTAGCTAGCGCGGCTGGCTAGGCCGCTCGATGCTCCCGCTGCGAAGTCGAGCGTCACGTGGTTGAATAAGAAGTGGGTTACTCTCTCAGGGTGCTCCGCCACCGCCCGCATGACGCGCTTCGGGGAGGCTTGGGCGGAGCCTAATAGCAGGAGAAGGGCCAGCAGCGCGAGTGTGGGGCGGAGGGGCATGGTTAGAATTTACTCAGCGTAGCGCTGAACGCTCGCGCTAGAACGTCGATATGGGTGATTTCTAATGGGTGAATTACGTCTGCGTTCCAAAGCGCGGTACTACAGGATGCGGCTGCGCCAGTCACTGAAAATGGAAGTTGGACTACCGCATCCGCTCCCGCAGAATTTGCGTACACCAGCGCATCGTAAACTTGGATGTTAGGGTCAATCGTGGGCGCTGTTGTGCAGCCTCTGGACAACACTGGAACACTCACAACTTTCCAAGGGCATCCCACATTCGCATGACGCGCTGCAACATAAGTAGTCAAATCAGCATTGACCTGAGCAGGAGTCCGTGGCGAGGCTTGAGCCAAGTCGTTTGACCCGCCAAAAATAACTACAATATTTGTTATGCCCGGCACACACAGAGTATCAACAACGCTAGTTCCAGTTGTGAGCATGGACGGCATAGTGCCAACCGTAGCAGCGTTGCAGGCGATTCCGAGACACTTGCCGCTTTCACCGAGGTTCGTCACGTAGACCGGAGTTTTTTGTAGGAAGAGGTAACTCGTTGCGGGGTCTGTTCCGGTAGAGCCTTGCCCATTCGCAGCGATGATGGAATCTCCGTCAAAGACTATGTTTTGGACTGCTCCGCCAGGAACGGTGGGGTTAATCAGGGTGAAAGTTGAAAGCGCCGCAGGGCTGCTAAGTGAGCCGATGCCGGGAAATCCAGTAGTCAGTGGGCTGGTCGTATCTTCCGCTTGCAAGAGCGAATTCGTGAGGCTGTTTAGAGTGCATGTCAGGGTATTGCCTACGATACTTAATGTGATGACTTGTCCAACCGCCCCGCTGACAGAAACACCAGCTCCTCCAAAAACTGTTGTCGTTCCCGTGCTGGCGTTCGACGCTCCGGTGACTTTTACGAGCGTGAGAGTTGTCGTGTTTAGTTCGCAGGCATAAAAATTAACGGATGTTGTCGGCGTGCCGCTGATTCTTACCGCGCAGAAAGGGTCGGTGGTAGTGCCATTCAGCGTTCCGACAACACATTTGACAGTTTGCGTGGGGACGGTTGTCACGCCCGTATAAGCCGCGAGGTTATATTGCGATGCCGTAGTAGCGGACGCCAAGCCTGATGTCAATGTGAACCCGTTGAGATAAGTCGTCCAGTTCGCTCCTAGAGCACCAACCCGATTGAAAGCATCTATTGTGGTATTGAGCAATGCCAAATTGCCAGGCACCGAGCTGATGCCGGAGCCGGAGCCGGGAGGTCCAGCAGGCCCGACAGGGCCAGTGTTTAGCCCTGTCGTGATCGTCACTGCAAACGAACCGCTAGTGAACGTCGTCACGTCCGCGCAGATGTCCGTGAAGCCGTTCGTGCTGATACTAGTCGTCCCCGCGCTCGTCGTTGTGTTGTTCGTCGTCCACGATCCGCCGCCATTGTTCGAAAGGCGAATCGTAAGCGTGCCGGAGAACGTACCTGCGAGATTAACTGTCGTAGTTGCTGCGTTCGACGGAAGTTTCTGCCACAAAAAGCTCCCCGTCGTCAAGCACGTTCCTGCGTCTTGGACCGTCAAGTTGCCGCCGAGAGGGTTCGAGGAAGTTGCTTGGGCAAACAACCCACGAGGGATAAGAAGCAAGATGATGAACAGTAGTTTTCTCAATTATGCACCGCCATGCAATCGAATGAACCAAAATTCGCCGCCGCCGCCGTTAGCGCCGCTATCGTTACAGTGAACGTTGTGTTTGACTTCGTATAAGTCTCGACGATAGCGACGTTCGTCGGAGAGAGTACGGTACAGGAAAGTCGGTAATTCGTGTCCGAGTAAGCGACAGGAAGTGTGATGTTCCCCGTTGTGCAAAGCGCCCCGATAGATGCTACTGTCGGACACGTCCCCGCTCCGGGCGTCACCGTGAAAAGCTGTAAGCCTGTACCGTTTATCACGCCAGTCAGCGTAGGAGTCAGTAATGGAGCGCCGAAAACGAATTGATCGCTCGCATTCTTCGAGATCGTGATATCGGCGGAGTTCGCGTTATTGCGCCAAGATAAAGCATCGGTGCTGTTCATCCTGAAAACGCCGCTTAGAGCAACAGCATTTGAACTGTTACTTACATAATACGGTGCTGTATACCCGCACTGAGATACGATTAAATCAGCAGGTATGTTGCCTTGCGCTGCGCCATTATCCGCGAGCAGGCAATCGCCATTATTAGCAGCATTTCGCCATTTTATGAAATCCGTGTTTGCTAAACGAAAATAACCGGACGCCGCTGGATTCGCGCTCGACGATGTGATAGTCCCGAGCGTCAACGCTGTCCCGCTAGGAACGCCAAAGTTTACGACGAACGGACCAAAGTTCGCAGATGATGTCGTGATCGTATAAGCATACTGTCCTTGCGGAATCCACACACCCCAGTTCGCTTGCGCGTCTGGAGATGCGACACATGAGCTGCTACCAGTAAGCGTAATCTGCGTGCTCGTCGAGCATGGAGTTCCTAGCGTGACGGATGTGTATGTCGTTGCCTTGTTTGTACATGGAACGGCGTTCGCGGGGAAATTACAGAATGCGATTTGCGGCGTCGAAGGAACAACAAGAACGTTTGTCGTACCGTTGATCTGAAAGGTTAGAAGCTCCTGCGCTACTTGATTGTCAAAGCGATAGCCTTGCGCGTAGAGCGGCGCTCCTGCGCCCGCAGCGAACAGCAAGAAAAGAAAAGCGAGTTGTGCTAATCGCTTCATCGCAAGTTATAACCTCCCGCAACGATATGCGTACTGATCAATGAAATTCTCGTCCATTTCCTGAATCTCTTCGGTAGTATTTCCGGCGCGATATTCTCCAATCCGCCAAATACGATCATTCGCCTAAAGCGCGGCGGAGTCCCGGCAAATGGCCGAAACGCTGGATTCTTTTCATACTGCCAGCGCGCCGTCGTCGCATAATCAAAGCTCGTCGCAACGAAGTGCGCCGCCGCAAGAGGCTGGAAATGCCGATGACCATCTTTCATCGTGCAAAGAGTCAAAAGTAAGAGACAAAGTTTCATTTAGAACGGTCCTTCCAATCGAAGATGAAGTGCGTACTGCATCGGCGTGCCGCCAACAGACGAGTAATTCGACGTGCCGTATGAGATAGCTACTCCGGTTTTCGCAAAAAATACAGCGCTTCCCACGGTCGTCGCGCTGACTGGATTTGGAGCCGCTCCGTTCGTGGCGCTCGATGTTCCCACTGTATTAGCCGTGCTTGTGGAAGTCAGTGTAGCGCTTCCTCCGATAGACGTGTCCGCATCCGTATAGAACAATACGCAACTAGGCAGCGTGGAACTTGTCGTAGCCGCTTGAGTCACTACGAGATAACAACCGATGCGGTAAAATCCGTTTGCAGTAGGCGTGACGATGTTCGTCGTTCCAATGTTCGCTGCTTGAGCCGTCAAGTTGACGGCGGTGACAGCCGTTACGGAAGAAATACCTTTATCCTCTGGGGGGAACAGTTGCATGGGATAAGTTCCAGCAACGCCGGAAGCGAGGACGCGCCCCAAGATTTGCGCGTTCTGAGGAGAAACATTAACCGGATAAGCTGGCGGAGCGATTCCGATATCGTGACAGTTGCCGGAAACCGTAGTGCTAACTTGAACGTAATCACCAGCCGTAACAGGAGAATCAAATACACAATTCGCTATGCCGCTCGTTTGAATTAGCGCACTTCCAGTCGTACCGGCCCCGCTGATCACGATTCCAATGATTCCAGCAGTATCAGTAATCCCCACGACTACAGCCGTCGAAGGAGCGCCGGTGAGTTTAGCTGGTTCATTTAACACCGTTCCCGTGACGCTCGCGTTAGCGAAGCTCGTTGAAATGTCGCTCGCGGAAATCGTCGAATCGACATATTGCGTCCCGTTATTTCGCGGATAATGGCCTGCCGTGTTCGTCGAGTTTTTCAGCGTGTTCGCGCTGATGTCGATAGTCTTGTTCGTCGGCGATTGCGCGAGCGTGACTTCCATAACGCAATCCCAAGTCGAGATAAAGAAGCGTAGGCATGGCAAGTCGCTACGGAAAGCAAATTCTCCCGCCGTGCCAGCAGGATCGCTCGTCCCGCTCGCAACGATGTAGTTCGAGCCGCCGTTGATGATGCTGAATGGATTCTTGTTGATTTCTTTCCACAACTGCGAACCTTCACTGACGCTGCAAAGCGTGTTGTTCACGCCTGTATTCGCTTGAATATCGTAGCCAGTGTTTGTCATCCAAACGGACGCTTCTCCCGCAGCATCGAGCGTAAGAGGATTCGGAAGCTGGTTCACGCCTCCAGAGTCTGCGTAGATTGCTTGGCGATTCGATGTGCCCGTCGCGAAGAAGTCGATGCACGCGCTTGCGAGAGGGACGCCAGTAGAAGAGAGAAACTGTTGGCGGACTAACTGGAGAGGAGCGACGGCGACTTGAGCGCGCACGCTCGACGCGCAAAGTGCTATAGTAGCGAGCGTGAAGAGCGCTCTCAACGTCCTCGCTATTTTCATTCTGTTCTTCATTGTCCGCTTTCTCCAAGCCTTTCTCAGGGCGCTGCTTCTAACAATCGTTTTGCGCCTGCATAACCGCCGAAAGCGCCGCCAACGATTGCGCCGCCTATCCCCAACTTCTTCAGCATATCAGAAGTAAACGGCTTGCTCTCCGGCAGTGGCGTGTACGGAGACGACTTCGGCAATTCCGGCACTGCTTCTTCTGCTTTTTGAACAGCAGTCTTCGGCGGCGTCCACTTCCCCGCCATATACTTTCCCGTCTGCTGGCGAACGGTGTCTACGGCTTGCGCCAAGTCTCCATAATGCATGTCGACAGCTTTCATTCCGGGCACGGCGTCGTGAAGATCGCTCGAAACAGCGTTATAAATCGCGCGGCCCACTCCCTTCAGGGAGTCAACTGAAGCGTTCGGTCCGAAATTCGCGTCGTTCTTCAGCGCTTGGCGGAGCGCGAGAGCTTCTGTAGGAGTAACGGTATCGTTCAGTAGTTGGCCCCTGCCAATAGAAAGTTCTTGTAGATGACTCTTAATAATTTCCATCGCCTTATCTTGCAAGCCGGGGTCTTTCACTCTGTTTTTTATCACATCGAAAACGGATTGCCCGACATTTAACGTTATGCCTTGCTCTGTCGCCTTATCCGCCGTCGCTTGTACTGCTTTCCCCGCCGCTTGGAAGCGCGGACCGATAGCTGCGGCTTGCTCAGGCGGCGTCATTTTTTGCAGCGCTTCCGTCGTAAAGCCTTCCGCCTCAAGACCACGGCCAGGAATGCCGTAAGCATTCTCAATTCCGCCAGTATTCTTTGGATTTATAACTGATTTGTCAAAAGCCTGGTATTGATGAGGAGACAAATCATCTTCGTAGCTCCACTCTGCTCCTTTGAAGCCTTTTGCTTGAAGATATTTTGCAGCAACAGACTGCTTGGCGTTAAACATAGCCGAAGGGTCTGTTAATCCTTCATACTCCGAAAGCTCCCTGAGAGTCTTAGGATTTCTTGGCATATCGGCAGTATCTTTCGGCCAAGCAGCCCTTGCTTCATCAACTGCTTTTTGCGCCTCTGCCTGAACGCGGGGAGGAATAGGATCATCAAATTTTCCAATTGATTCAAGATATTCTTGGGAACCAACCCCTTTGTAAAATTTACTAGTGTCAAGCTTCGCCTCCGTTTTAACGGAGCCATATTCTGGCAATCCCTCGCCCTTCGGCGAAAAGAAATATCCTTCAGTTTCGCCGGGATTTCCATAACGCTCTACGGAAGTAAGCGAGATTGTTTCACCTGGAGTCCTGCCGATGCGAATGGACTTCGATGCAGTCGTCCCGATAGACTGATTCAAGTCGCTCCAGTTACCAAGCTGCCCTTGCGGCTGCGCGGCTTTCACGGCAGCGACGTTCGCTTGACCTTCCGCGACAGCTTGAGCACCCTTCTGTTCACTCGCAAGATAGCGTGCTAAGTTCGCGTTCTTCGCTTCTTCGAGCGCTCGCGTGTAGCCTGTCACGTTGTCCCACCAGCCGCCCATCTTCTCGGCGGCGGGAACGAGGAGTTTCTTACCGGCAGCAGACAATGCGGCCCCGGTCACTTCCGCTACTGGCTGTAAGACAGTCGCCGCCGCTCCTGTTTGAACTGCTTCTGTTGGCGTAGCGCCCCCGATAAACGCGCCCGTACCCGCTCCTGCTCCCGTAGCCAGGGCGCGACCACCGAGCCGCAATAATCCAGCACCGGGAAGAATTCCGCCAGTCGCCATCGTGCCCGCCGCCGTCCCTATGACTTTACTCGACTCGCGGTTATAATCGTTGATAACGTCACTCTGCGGAGCCGTCGCAGAGAGATTCAAGTCGCTACGCAAGCGAATCTGTCCTTCTGGGACGTTCGTCAACGCTTGCGCCATCGGGCTACTAACGTTCGCTCCCGTAATGTGCGCGATGTAACCTTTCTGCGTCTCCGGGTCCATCCCCGCGAAGTCTTTGTCGACCGCCGACAAATAGTCACGCTGCCGCTGAAGCGGCATCGCGCGAAACGTCGCGTCCTTGCTCAGCGCGTCGTAGTCGACTTGTGGTGTGTCGGCCATCAGGGTTTCTTCTTTTGCTGCTCCAGCCATTCAGCAGGAGAAGGAATCTTACCAGTAGGAGCTTCATTTCCGAAATTCGCTTTTCCTTGCCGCCCCTGCTCAACTTGCTGCTTTAGCGCGTCGCGCTTAGAGTTCATCAATCGGATAGCGCTTGCAATAGCACCTTTCAACTGCTCTGGCGAATTCGCGGCATTGAACGGCTGCTCAACTGCCTTAATCTCCGCGTCCGTCGCTTGCCCGCCTTTGAACACTTTTGACATTTCCCCAGCGAGAGCGTTCTTCACGACGTTGAAGTTCGTTACGGCGTCTTTTCCAAGTTCCACGTTCAAGCGATTACCGATCTTGTTATACGTCTGTAGGTTCGCGTTGTCGAGCGCATTCGCATCTTCCTGCAACTGCTTCGCGTGCTCTATCGCTGTGTTGAAGTTCGTCAAGTTCATTGCGATTGCGCCGGATGTTGCAGACTTCATCACGCCTTTCTCGATATCGTAGTCTGCAGTCGAGTAGTTCGGGTATTTCTCCAAGATTTGATTTACTGCCGCTTGCTTAACCGCGAGCGGCGCGCGCATTGGAATTACGTCAGCAAGTTTTAGTTTCGCGCCAGGAGCCGCAAGCGCGTCGATCACTGTATCGGATAGCGGTGCTTTCGCGCCGCCAGTCCCAAACTGCGCCATGATTTGCGCCATCGGGTTGAGCGAAGCGTGCCACTTTGCAAAATCCGCCGGACTCTTACCGGGATTCTTCGCAAGCCAATCCGCCATCACGCGCTGATCGACAGGGCCACCTTGCGCCGTGAGCATCCTTGTATGCTCTTCTGTCGCTTTCGACGCGGAAGTTTCTTGAATCGCTTTTATCGCATCCTGCTTTGCTTTGTCCGTCTCCGCTTGCGTCTTCGCATCCGTAAGTGATTGCTGATGCATTCCAAGTCCCGCTTCGAACGAATCAAGCGACTTATCATCGAGCGGCAGTCCCGGCTGCGCTAGCTTCGTCGTATCGACTCCCAACTTTTGAAGATTCGGAAGCGCTTGCTGGAGCACGCTCGCGCGTTGCGCAGGATCGGCGCTCCTGACGCCTTCAAGAACTTCGTACGCTGCTTTATTCTTCGCTATCTCGTTATTGCGAGTCGCTTCGGAAGCCGCCGCCAGGTTCTTCACGGATTCCGCGTATTGATTCTGCATCTGATTTAGCGTCGCGGGATTGACGCCTTTCGATGCTGCTTCCTTGATGAGTCCTTGCGTGTCGAAGCCCGTCACATTGCCATCCGCGTCTTTCGTGACATGATTCGGTGCGAGACTTCGCAGCGTCTGCGCATCTTGAAGTTGCAACGCGCGCTGCTGATTCTCCTGCGAGAGCGCTGTCTGCTGAAGTTGCTGCGTCTGATTCTGACTCTGCGCGTTCCGTATCTGCTGCAACTGCGCGTAAAGCGCGAGCGGAGAAGGCTGCTCCGTATTGACGTGAAGCGCGGGAAGTGGGATCGTTGCCATTTAATTCGCCAGTGCTTTCTCCAAAAATCCATCGAAAAGCTTTTTTGTTTCGATGCGGAAGTATCTATTTTTCTTAATAGCTTCTGCCCATACAGGACCAAAGAGTTGATAATTATTCAAGAACAGCCGCATATACGGAGTGCGATTCAACCAATCGAAAATCGCTATTGTTTCAGGAGCCTCTCTGCTGCCATAAAGTTCAGTAGCTACCCAACAGCAACTTCCGCCTCCAGTGCCTCCGCCTCCAGTGCCTCCGCCTCCAGTGCCTCCGCCTCCACCTTGGCCTAGCAACTGCTGCAACATCGCATACTGGCTCAAATTCCCAAACGCTCCGCCGATAGCGTTTCCTGCTCCGACATAGCCGCTCGCTTGCGCTGCTGCTGCGTTGTTCCATTGCTGACCGATCTGCGCTCCACCAGTCAGTGAGATATTCGCAACATTTCCTGCCGCAGCTTGGCCTTGATTGCCAAGTTGCGCAGCGCTCGTTTGTCCTAGTCCCGCGAGCGATGCGTAGCGATTAAAAAGATTCGATTGATTCGTCTCGAACTGATTATAGCCAAGTTCGTACTGCTGCATCGCGCGGTTGTAGACGTTCTGATAATTCTGCTCGCCGAACTGCTGACCGTACTGTTGGAGCGCTTCTCCCGTGTTCCCCGTAAGCAAGTTCCCGCTCGCAGCGGCGGAGTTCGTCAGCGCTTTCGTGCCCTGCCCTAAAGCGAATTGATAGCCAGGCTCTTGCTGTGCTTGCGCTAAAGTCGGAGCTTGAAACTGCCCCGTCCACGGAGCGAGCGGGCCTTGACCTTGAAGTCCCTGGCCGAGCAAACCGCCGAGCGTGCCAACAGCGCCTTGCCCCGCTCGAATCCACGGGGCCATATTTTGCTGCTGCTGTTCCCATTCCTGCTTCTGAAACGCGAGCGCTTGCTGCTGCTCTTCGAATTGTAGTTGTGCAGCGGACTTTGCCGCGCCAGCTTGTATGCCAGCAGCGCCGAGCGAAGCTCCCGCGCCGATTCCCGCAGCAGCAATCGTCCCGATAGCGACAGTGCTCATCCAATCACTTTCGAATACACGATGTCCGTAGCCTTGAAACCAAGTAGCTTCATCATCGCGCTGCGATCCCTATGCAGCTTGTGCGACGTATAGAACTTCACGACGCCTCTTTCCCGAAGCGTTTCTTCCATAAACGCAAAGAGACGAATGCCGACATTCGCCTTACGATACGCCGGAAGAACATAGTACATGTCCGTGAAAGCCATATCGCCAGCACCAAGATAATGCGCGTTAGGCCAGACGAAGCAAAGAAAGAAGCCAGCGAGCTTCGCTTCTTCTCGCGCCGTGACGAGATGAAGGATTTTCTGCTCGTCGAGCTTTGCATACTTCTCTTCATCACACTCTGCTATAAAGCGTTCCTTGTCGATTGCGACATCATCCCAAAGCCTTGCGAATAATGGGCGAAGCTCTGCGAGCGCCGTTCGCCACTCTTCACGCTGGAATCGCATCCCATAGCTCTTTCACCGTGCAAACTCTAGCGACTACTTCATCGGGAACAGGGCCAAACTTCGCGCTGATTTCCTGAATTAGTTCCAAAAATTCGAGCGAGTCCATTTCCAAATCCTCGATGCGTGTATCGAGCGTCACGCGATCACCGAACAAAGCTAGAAATTCTGCAACGCGATTCGCATCCATTTTGTGCCCACGTAAACATAAAGATTCCCTGCTGCGTCAAGCGCTATCTGCCCGAACTGGCCGGGAGCATTCGAAGCTGGCGGCGGTGTCTGATTCGCTGGCGTCTTCAACTGCTGCGCCGACAGCTCAAGATGTATGCTCCAATCACGAGTCAGCCTTCCGTCCTTATCGGAGATCGGAACTTCCGAAGGCGCTCGAAATGGAAGTTGTCGCGCCATGCTATGCGACCTCCGCATATTGGTGGACTAATCTCTTACGCGGAGAAGGCTGCGTCTTCGAATTGATATAGGCATCCACGAAACGCCATGGCACTGGGTCGCTGCAAGTAATCTCAGGAACGAAGTCACGCGCCCTGCCAAGTCGCTTGAAGTTCGCGCGCTGCATATACTTTCCCGCTTTTCCGAAACCCGCGACGCGCTGCGGTCCCCATGTATGACCGCCGTCGCGCGAGATACGCAAGAAAATCTGCGGGTCGCGCGGTTGGCCTGCTCCGTCGAGCAGCGGAGGTTCCGGCCCTAAGCCCGTCTCGCCGTAAATCTCCAAGTTGCTGTAGCGCTGCCATTGATGCTCGACGTTAATGTGTGGCGCTCTGCGCAGGCGGCGAATCGGAGCTCCATTGTCCGTAACGAAGTTCCATCCTCCTCCCGCTTGCACGGGAGACGACATGACATACGTCCGCCCGCTCTGACGGTCGCCAACAAGATGCTTCCCGAAATTGAACGTGTGACAGATCGGCAGCGCTGCTTGATAGTCTCCGATGCGAAGATTCCAGAAGCCGCGACGGTGCCACTTGCCAGTCGCTACATCGTAACCCCACGTCTTTTGAGCGGTCGGGAAAGTCACGATCCAAAACGTATGCCCGTTCTCTTGATACGCGAACGAAACAGCGTCGCTAATCTTAGCGTACGATTGCCACGCTGTCTCGACAGCGTGCGTCGAGATACGCTGGAAAGCGAAGCCGTTCGTGCGGTACGCGATAGCTTGACCGATGTCGTTGCGCGCGCCGATAAGGAAGAAAGCATTGTCGAGTTCCGTAATCGCGTTCGGAGCTGCAACGCCCTGCTCGATAAAGCCGCTTGGCATCGGAGCGAGTGGGAACGGAAACCCGCCAGCGTCGTAATCGACTTCGCTCTGCTTCGCACCGAAAAGCCACAAGAAGCGATGATCTGCGCCCATGCCGATAACGTTGTCAGCGAACGTGTTGATGATTTTGACTTGCAGCGCGTTCCAGCCTGTAGCTGTCGCGTCGAAAGAATTCGAAGCGTAAACAGTCTGTGACGAAGCGACGAGCAAATAGAAAGCGCTATCGATGAACGCGATTTCCGTCACGGAAGCAGGCTGCCACGGGCCTGCAATAAGTCCTGTAAACGTCCCTGCATTAATAGGAGGCAAGACTTGTGTCGCGAGCTGGTAAGAGTAGAGATTCCCTGCACTGACGATTGCTAATTGCTGTGGACACGCGGCGAAACCGACAGGGCCGCCGTCGTTGCCGACATTGCCTATCGCGTTCGTCGTACCGTTAGCGAATTCCTCATAGAGCGTTGCATCAACAACTTTGAACGTCCTCCCGGCGCTCGGTCCTGTCGTGATCGTGAAGTTGCCGCGAACTTGATTGCCGCCCGGATTGTTGAACTGAGAAAGGCCGGGAGTCGAGTAGAGCGTCAACGCGGAGACGCCTTGTCCGCTTTCGACAGCCTCGGGATAGAGATTCACGATATCCTGGGCGTCAGCGGAAACGCTCTGAGGAGTGTTGTAACCATCACAGAAATTAAATCTCGACATATTTACCTAGTCGTTACTTTGTTTACTTCTATAGTTGTAATCACTCTTCTTCCCGCCGCTAACGCCGCCCGGTATCCCCGCGTCGCGCGTCCCCATCTCAGGGGACATGATATTGAGCCGCGTGAATCGTCTTAGCGCCGCTCTTTTCAGTTGCTCAAGTCCCGCTGTCCACGGAAGATCGAAGTCAGGAGCAATCATCTCCGCGAGCGAATAGATAAACGCCATCACGCCGCCTTGCGGGAGCGAAACCGTGTCATTCAACTGATACTGAGCGAGCAGCGTTTGAACGAGCAATTCAAGCGGATACGCGATTGTCGGAACGACCCAAATGAACATCTGCCCGTTCGGAAAGTCCGGCTCATAGTACATATCCGTTGGCGTTGTATTCGCAACGCCGGGAGCTTTCTTTCCGGCCCACCACTTGCCTTTGTCTTGATGGACGTGGACTGTAAGTCGGACAGTTGTCTGCCCAATCCACGGCGGTCCTGCAAGTGCGTTAAGCAGGATATTCGCGTCGAGAATCCGAACTGGCCGCTGCAAGATTCCTGCTGCTTGATTGAAGCCCGCCGTCCCTGTCGGCCCTATTAAGTGCGGCTGAAGTTGCGGCGTCAGCGCTCCCGTAAAGAATACGTTCGCCCAAACGTATTCACGCGCAGCGTTCCATGAATCAATCAGGATATTCGCTTGCGCTTGAACGTCGGCAGCTTCGTTCCCGTCCGGTATTTCCGTGGGGTCGATAGCGCCGATCTTCACCATCGCCATCTTGCAAAGGTCCAGTAGCTTGAACGTGCCCGTCCCGCCAGGATTTAGATACGACCCTGCGGGTATAGCGCCGGGAGCTGCTGGAGGAAGTACGGGTCCAGGCACGCTGCGCTCCTAAGCTGCGACTGCTTCCGCCGCTTTCTCTTCTTCCCGCTTCTTTAACTCCGCGTCGAGTTCGCGCTGCAAGCGTTTGATCGACTCGTCGCGCGGCGTCGTTCCGCGTTGCAGCTTGTCGAGATGCTTCTGCTGCGGCTTCGAGAACCAGCCTTTCTGCTTCAGCAGTTGCGCTTCTTCTTCCTCGTCCTCGACGCTTTTCATCGTGCCGCTTTCGTGATAAAGCAGCTTCGGGAAAGCGCCGCCCGGAGCGACTTGCTCGAAATGATCAGGAGGAAGCGCGATGCAAAGCGCTTTCAGCTTCGCGTCGCTCCACGACTCCCCTTCGTTGATCATGTGGACCATCGCGTGCTCGATTTTCCCGTGAATGCGCGTGTCTTTCCGACCGTTTGCGTCCTGCCACGCTTCGGGATACTGCTGCTTGCACTGCTCCAGAGTGAGGCGCTTTTTCTTGAGCATTTCGACGAATCCTCTCTTTGCGTAATAACTACGCTAGTCCAACTGCCGTGAAACCTTGCCCGACGATCTGCCATACGCCGTTATAGGCGCGCAGCGAAACTCCGCCGCCGCGAAATGCGGGGAACGTGATAACTGTCTTGAGCGCAACACCGGCAGCGATAATCGCAGCAGGGCAAGTGATCGTATGCGCGAAAGCAGTGTCGGACCAAACTTGAATCGCGAGATTATCGTCAATACCAACGCGCGGCGCTGCGAGCGTCATTGCATTGACTTGCCCCGTCTTGACGATATAATTCCCCGGCACTTGCGGATTGAGAACGTCCGTCGTGCCAGAAAGCTCGATTGGCGCTGTTTGAAACGGATCAGTGTCATTCAAATCCGCCTGCGCTCCAACGTCATAAGCGCCACCAGCCGAACGTGCGCCAATACCGCGAGGCCCTTGAATAATATTCGGGTTCCGTACTGTCTGAATCTGAGTCATTTATATCTCCCCTCGAAGAAAAGTGAGGGGCTGCCGGTACAGGCACAGCCCCCGCTCGTTAGATTGTTCTAGCGCGTCGGATACCACTTTGCGTCAGGACCATTCCAATACCAACATTGGATGATTCCGACGACAGCAGTCGTCGCCGCGCCGATGTTGTTCGTCGCCGTAGTCGTATAAGCGCCAGTTGGAATAATGCAAAACTGGCCGCCTACTTGCGTGTTCGCCGTGGCTGCGCCGTTCAAGCCGATGTCTCCATTTCCGGTAAACGTGAACGAAGTGATCGCGTTCGTACCGGATATTTTCGATACCGGACCGGGAATCGGTTGCGCTCCAGCAACGGACGCAACTGTCGAAAACGATGCGCCAAGCGGCAGGAGTGGATTATTGAATCCCGGCGTCCAGACAAGCGACGTAGGATTGCAATACCACTGTGCGCCGGTACGGATATTGACCCACGGAGAAACAACGACGTTCGCTAGGATGCATGGCACGTTGGAAATTGGCGCACCGCCAGGCCCTTGCGAGCCTAGCCCGCCAGGGTCTTGCACGTAGAACCAACGCGATTGCCCGGCAAGAACCATTGCACCAACGGCGTGAGGAGTTGCAACTGTTCCGTTCACGCCGCGAACAACAGTAAGTGCCGTGCCGTTAACGGCGGTGACACGCATCTGCTCGCGGTCAATGAACAGATTCGTATTCCCTGTCGGCTGCGAAGCCGTTACGCCGAGGTTCGGAGAGATTCCGAGGATGCCCGTCGCCGATGCGACGGTGATCAGTGTCGGTGCGGGAACGTTACCCGTCGAGCCGGGACCGAGATACTGGCCCGCAACAGCGGCAGAGAGCGTCGTTTGCGTCAGAAAGTTCTGCTGCGCTGATGCAGGCAAGCTGCAAAGCGCGAACAGAAGAGCGAGTGTTGCGAGTTTGAAATAAGTCTTCATGTTCTTTTTCATATTCGTTTTTTCTCTCTTTTCGCTAGTCTCGTATCAAGACTAACCGCAGAGAATCCTCCCCGCGCAGCTGTCTGCATAGTATTGGCCGAAGCCGATCAACGTATCCCAGCTGTTGGTCATCTTCTTCTCCGTCGGCGAGTACATCCTGACGAAGCGCACGGGGATGCCCGTCTTTCTGTCCCGCGCTTGCGAAGTCAACTCCGTCGCTTTCGGCGATTGGAGCTTCAATCCCACCATCGCGAAAGCGTCTTTGTTGAGCCACAAGCCTTGAGCGCTCGTCTTGCCGTTCGGAGCTGTCGTGCCGGGAAAGAGCGTCAACGCAGCGCCAGCAGCGGGCGTCGAATCGACATTCTGATATTGCGAACCGGGCAGGAAGATAGCTGGCGAAATGTTCAGCAAATCGTTGCCGCTTCCTGTTCCGACGAGCGGAGCAGTAACAACGAACGTCTTCTGAACTTGCGAGACGAAGCGCCGCGTCATGGGGTTGACGAGATTAACGTTCGCAATGCCGACTTGGTCGCCGACGTTGAACGTATCGGCTGCTGTGTTCGTGATCTGAAGCTGCGTTCCGCCCGCCGAAGCGACAGTGAGCGTCACAGCTCCAGCCCACGTACCAGCAGTGTGGCGGAAAAGCGATTCCGATTCATACCAGTCGAAGTTCCAAAGACGACCGAGAGAGCCTTCCTTGTACTGTTCGCTGATTTCGCTTTCAGGATTCAACAGCGCTTGAAGAACAGGGACAAGCGCAGTGTAAACGCTCGATGGAACGATCATCGCGTTTTCACTGCCGCGAGTCGCACCGGCCAAGTTCTTGAGACGCTGCCTCGCTTGCATGAACGTCGTCGCGGAGTTCGGATCGACAGCGAGCACGCCGACGCTGTTGTTCGCGTTTTGATACGCGAAGAGCGCCGCGCGCGTGTCCATCTCCTGAGCAATCTGCTCCATTGCTGGCTTCAGATACTGCTCGGAGATTTCTTCCTTCGAGCGCTCCATTAAAAGCGCTTGCTCGAAGTCGTCGAACTCGAAGTCCACGCCGAAAATCTGATTGCAAGCAACTGTCGTGTTAATGCGGTTGATCGGTTGCGGAGAATAGCCCAGACCGTCGCGGATCAGGAAGCGCTGGGGAAGTTTCTTGCGGATGACTTCTCCAACGGGAAACTCACGCTCGAATTCCTTGTTATCCTGCGTGTTGAAATACTGACAGACTTCGAGCATGTTGATCAGCAAGCGGAGAGCTTCCTCGGCCACCCAATCGGGAAATACATATTGGCCTTCTGCCATTGTCGTTTATCTCTCTGCGGTGGCAATACCGCTGCACTTCGCCAAATCCTTAGTTGACTTTCTTTTTCCGCTTCTCGCGGTCTTCCTTGTTCTTGCGCTCGCGATAGAGTTCACCGCGCTCATCGGGCGACAAATCTTTTCGCCGTAAAGCAGCTTCGCTCGAACCATCATCGGCGGGAGAAGATGCAGCACCAGCAGCCTCCGAGGGAGGCTTTCCAGCACCCGTCAGCTTCTTATCGTCTTTCTTCGGCGGTTCTTTCGATTGCTTCGCAAGTTCAATCTCAATGTCACGTTCAATGTCGCGCAGTTTGCGGACTGCGCTCATCGCCGTCTTCGGCTCTTTCGCTTCAGTAAGCAGCTCGTCAAGCTTGAACTCAGAGCCGCCCAACACGTAGAGAAGGTCGGTGAAAACTTTCGAGTCGTTCAGGAAAAGGAAAAAGCCGGGAGCGGACTGTATTGTCGCAGCCAGCTTGTCGACCGTCTCCTTGACTTTCACGCCCGCAGCTTTCTCGCCGTACTTCGCTTTCAACTCCGTCGTCCACGTATTGATCGACTGCTCCTGCTGCTGCGCTGCTGTGCGCAGTTGAACTTGCTGGTTCGTATAGGCTTCTTTCGCCTTTTCGTAATCGTCTAAAGCCGCTTCGTACTTCTCGAAGTCCAAAGTGCCAGCAGCGTCCTTGAATTGTCCCATCGACGGGCGCTTCGGCAATTCTAGCAGCTTCGGCTTATCGGCTTCCGGCTTTTTCTCTTCTACTTTCTTTTTACCGGTGCGAAATTCTTCCAGTTCAGCTTCGAGGCGCTCCGTACGTTCACGCAGCGCTTTGAAGTTGAGTTCTTTTTCCGCCTCTTTCTCTTCGTTGGTTTTTTTGGCAGGCCCTGACCCCGCCGACTCCTTCACAGGTTTTGATGGTGCCTGCTCGCCATCCGTTTTTACAGGCGGAACTTGTTCTTCAGCTTCGAGTGCTGGCATCTTCCCCGTCTTGAGCCACTCCGTACGCTCCGCGTCGCTGAAATGCTCGACTTCCTTATGCTGTGGCGGTTTATTGACCGCCAGTGGTTCCGTTGCCATCGCTTGCTCCTTGCGCTTGCTGCGCTGTCGCTAAAGCTGCTTGCTTGTCAGCGAGTTCGTGTTCGTGCCCGTGCTGCTCTTGCTGCATCGCTACTTCGTGAGCAGCGCCATGCGTTTCTTTCCAGTACTCCATGAACATTTCGTTGCGCTCGCTCATCTGCTGCATCTTCGTGCTGATTTCCGCGATGAGCACTTTAACGTCATTGTTGATCGTAGCGATTTGCTTTTCCGTCTCGCCTTGAATGACTTTCCCGGCCTTCTCCAGCTTCAGCTTCTCAAGCTCCTGCTGCATCTCGACGATGACTTTCTTTTGCTGCAAAGCCTCTTGCTGCGCTTGCTGAAGCGCTTGCTGCTTTTGCTTGTCCGCATCCGGCGGGTCAATCGTGTCGGCAATCTCAGCGCCAAGCGGACCATAATCGCCAAGGCGAACAGCGAGCGCCATGACTTTAGCAACCGCTCCGGGAGGTAAGACTTGCGCGAGCGCTTGAAGCTCGCTAATTACGAGCTGAATAAAATCTTTTACTTCGTCGCGCTGAGAGGCAAAGTCTTTACCCGTCGATACCGTCACGCCATGATCTCCCGTCACGGCATCATAGTGCTGCTGGACAGCTTCGCCGTTCGGTCCTTTCTCCGTATACTCTTCGTCGTTAATCGTCAGCGTTTTGAAAGCACCATCAGCTTTCATGATTGCGATGTCGCGCTTCGTGTCGTAAACGTACGGGAACCAAGCGTCGGCTATGCGGCCAGCGTGCTCCATTGCGAAGTTATAATTGTCGATGAAGTGAAACGTGCCGCGATCTTCGTTCGCTTCGATTTCTTTCAGCGCGACGCCGGACTTCTCATTGATGCGCTGTGCTGCTGTCGGTAGGTCACTTCCGCCGCAAGCCGTTCGTATTGCTCTCCTGCACGCTTCCGCGAAGACTTCGTATGTTTGAAAGTTCGGCGTGAATTGCGGTCTCGTCGGGAGCGGCAGCACTTTGTTCGGGTCCGTCGGGTCCGTTACTGGATCGACTTGTACAAACGCTCGCGGAATTTTGTTCAAGTTCTCCCATGCATCACGGTCCGTCTCGAACTGCATCGTATAACCGACAAACGGAGCTTTCGGCGACATTCCCGCTTCTTCGACTTCTTGCGTGCGAATATAGCAGTACGCCATGAACGGATCGCGCGCGAGACGGACCAGACTCATCAGCTTGCGCTGCGGGCCGCTACCGTCATCGACCCAGATTTCTTTGCCCGCGACGAGAACAAGCGGAATCCAGCGAATCGGAATCTCATCACTCTCTTCAAGGATTTCCAGCCCGTTCGTCCAATACTGCTTGATGCGGCGCGTCTCTATCGTCCTGTCGCGGCGGATACGCTTCTTGTTCTCGTCGTGTGCGAGCCATTTCTCTTCATCTTCCGGCAGTTCGTCGCTATATAAAGCAACGCGATCTTCTTTGTTCTTCAGCCCATCGAGCAAATACAGTTTCTTACGCTTGATGATTGCTTTATAGTACGCAGCGATGCGGACGATTTTCTCCGTTTGCCAGCCAGGTGCTTGCTCCGCGTAATCGCCCTGCCAGTCGATGAACTTCGCGCCTTTCCAGCGGCGCTTGAACTCGCTGCGTTGGATGCGCTCTTCGACGAAGCATTCCGTCATATCACTTGCATCTTGCTCTTTGAAAGCAGGATTCGGCAGCACGGAGTTTGGATTCGGTATACGATAGATGTATAGCTCTTGCTCGAAGAGTTTTTCGGGGGATTCTTTCACTAGCTCGTCGTACTGCTCTTCTGTCAAGCCGTTTGCTACGAGCCTGCTATTGACGCCATACCAACCAAAGCCTCTCGATGCCGCACCCTCGAACGCAGTCGTAAACGCGCTCTGCGCGCGCGAGTTGTATTGAATCTCGCGCATCTTGTCTTCGCGCAACTGCGCAGTGACGCTCGTCGCTCCCGCTCCGCGCGGATTGATTTTTATCGCGCGCTTATTCTGACGCGGATCGTTTACAAGCTGATTGATGTACGGAGAAAGCTCATCGAACGTCATCACCGGGCGGTCGTACTTGTCTCTGAACTCGCGCTCTTTCTCGTCCCACGGATTGCCGCTGACGTAGCGCATGTCCGTGTCGCCATCTTCGAGGATAGGACGCCAGCCTTCGTAGAAGTCGGTGTAATTCTGACGAATCTCTTTTAACAGCGGCGAGTTGGAGTCTTGATTAAGCATTCGCTCTCTTCAGATACTTAACAAACGGCTTGAGATACGAAGGAGATTCAATTATCCCTAAAATAAAGTTACATCGACTACAAATCCAACCACGGAATTTTCCGGTTTTGTGGCAATGCTCAAAGCAAATCTTCTTGGCTTTCTTGTGACATATTTCGCAAGCGCTTGGTTTCGGTCTTCCGGCAATTGCTTCAAGACGACGCAAGTAAGTCAATTGAGAAAATCCTTGCGCGTACCATTTTCTTCGATACGCAGAAACTCTCTTTTTGTGTGACTCGTAATACTTTTTATTGTATGCGTTCATCGCGCCGGGATGCGATTTCTTCCATGCCGCACGAGTCTGACGGCCTTTCAATGTTTTTGAATACCTTCGCGCGTTATTGCGCAAGCGCTCTCGCTGCGCTTCTGTATACTCTCTGTAACTAGCGCGAATACGTTCACGGTTTTTTTGGATAGTTCTCATTTTAATGATGATAAGAAAATGTCTCCGAGGTCATGTGCTGATTGCCTCTCTTCGTCGAAGTCAGCCCGTGCGCGCGCGTCTTTTTCTTGCGCTTCGAGAGTCCCGCTTCGCTGAGCGCGATTGCGATAGCTTGCTTCCTGCTCTTCACTATCGGACCTTTCTTCGATCCGCTGTGCAAAGTTCCTTCTTTGAACTTGTGCATCTCTTGCTTCACGCCAGAGCGGCCAAGTTTAACGGGCATAGCATTCCTTGTGCACGCGCAGAATCACAGCACGCACCCAAATCAAACATGGATGATAAAAGTCATGGCTATGACCGGCGATAACGCGAACTACGTAGCCAGGTCGTATGCGCGCCGATGGATGCATCAATTCACCCACAATCCCGCGAGCCGCGCAGCAAGATGCTTGCCGCCAAGCTTCGGAATCTCAATGCCGACCAGCCCTGTCTCGACGTAATACTTCGTATGCTCCTTACAAACGACGCCAGCACAACGAACGACGACTTGCGTGCCGATTGCCGGAAGCGGCCCGACGCGCTCCGCAACACGTTCGACTTTACGCGCGATGCGCTGCATCATTGCGGCTTTGTTCAGTACGGGATTCATACCGGCCTTCCCGCCGCAAACTTCCGCATCGCTTTCATCGTTAGCCGCTTCTCTAGCCCGTGCTGATACGCAGTAAACATCGCTTCGAGCACCATCTTCCGCAAATGATCGTGCTTATCGACGCAGTGCTTACAAATCATCGCGTCTTGAAGAATCTTCTTGTAGCGGTAGCCGACTTTCTTCCCCTGAAGCGGCGGTCCGCTGCACTCACTGCACCGCATTGGTAGTTCTTCGCGCGGAATCCAACGCTTGCAATCGAAGCAGCGGAATAGCGGCGGCTGCGCGCGCAGACGGCGAAGCTCATCTCGCCAATGATGCTGCATCAGCGCGAGGAACTCGGACGGCTCTAGCGCGCGAGTAGACATTGCTAATCAGAGGCTTTCTTTGCGCGTTCGGGAACTTGCGACTTGTTCGCTTGCTGCGCCGCCAGTCGCGCTTCATTAGCGGCGATCAATTCCGCGACTTGCCGCTCCAGTTTCGAGACTCTCTGCTCCACCGTCTGCGGCGCTTGCGGCTCCGTTCGCGGTACGACTCCATGCTGATGCTGCGCTGCGTGCTCGGAACTGCCTTTGAAATTGTCGGCCATCACTTTTTCTCCTTCGTCTCGAACATATCGCAACAATACTCGTCTATCGGTAAAGGAATGACTTCGGAACCGTTCCATTTAACGAAGACCGTATTAGTGCAATTCTTTCCGTCAACGTACTCGCACTTCGCGCAGTCAGAGCCGTTCTTCGGGACGCGCATGCCAAGCTTGTGATCGGCTGGATATTTGACAGCCGATTGCTTGCGCGATTGCTTTTTCTCAGCTCCGAATGACGCCACACGTTACTCCTCTTTCGCTTCCAGATTCTCATGCTCGGCCTTGCCCGGCATCTTCATCTCAAGGTGCTTCTGCAAGTGCGCCATCAGCTCCTTGTGCTGGCCCGCAGCAAAAACGTGCATCTCCGGCTTGTGTTCAAACGACGTGAAATGATGCTCCGCGCTAACACCGCCGTTCTCAGCAGGCGTGAGACGAATATGTTCAAGTTCTTTTGGTGGCGTCTTGTGACGCGGCGGTTCTGCTGCTGCTTGCTCTTTCATTGCGCCATGAGATGCCATTACGAACTCCTTACTGCGTAGCGCGATGGCTGCGCATCAACAATTTCGCAAATGTTTTTGAAAGCTTCCAGAGAAATACAAGTTGGAACAAATTGCATCATCTCACTCAATACTACTTCGATTGTCTGGCCTTGAATCGTTAACTCTGTCGCGCGCGGACAATCATCTAATTGCTCTTGAGTCGTCACGCGCTCCCAGATATTCAACATTCGATGCTCGCGCGGCTCGTACATACGAATAAAACGAACAGCCGGTAGTTTGAGAGCTTCTGGAGTCATCGCCCTAACACTCGATTCGCTTTCGCCCTGATGCGCGCTGCACTCGAAGCAGAGAGCTTGCCCTTACGCACCATCTGCGTTGCACGGGCTTTCGCGTTAGCGGCATGCGAACGGTCCGGCATCGGATACTTTCGCGAGCCGGGAAGTCCGAACTTGCTAGACGGCAATTTATTGCGGCGCGCGGCTCTTAGCTTCGCCATGAGATTATCCCCACTTTATCCCCGCCGCGACGCGCGAGGGCTGCGCTTTCTGCTTCTGAACACCGCTCGGAGATTCCCGAATCATTACGGCGAGCGTCCTGAACGCATCTGCATCGTGCGAAGCCCAATCATGAAGCGGCTTTCTCGAATACGTCCGCAAGTCTTTGTCGTATTCGTATTGGTAGCAGCGAAGACCGCGAAGACCAGTAATCTGCTTCGAGCCAGGCATTACATAGTTACAGCGATCCCCGTCGAACCAACACTTAGGGAATATCGCGCGGACAGCAGCGATGCCATCTTCAACGCTTAGTTGCTTTGCGCAACGGACTCGATCTTTACCGAAAATAGCTTGCAGTTGCTCTTGAATGCTGCGCCCGCTGCCTAATTCTTTCGCAGCTCCGTCCCAAGGCAGTGTATGCATTCCGTAATGATACTCTCGCTCTTGCAGCTGCTTGACATAGAATGCAAGCGACTCCAGTTCTCCGGCAACGTAATCAATAATTCGATATTCCATCGGAAAGGATTGCGCGAGCCAGATACGCGTATGAGCCGGGCCAATGTCCCAAAATGTTTCAACTGGCTTCGTTGGATCATACGGCACTCGTCCCGTTAAGCGGCCTTGCTTCTCTGCGGCTTGCAGTTCTTTCTTATAGACAGCGCCTTCGACTGTGCTTCTGCACGTTCCTTCATAAACGTGCTCGCATTCATCTGGATCGCGGCGCAGCAAATCTTCACGCTCTTTGCGCAGTACGTCTGGGAAGAACGGATTATCATGCCAGTTGACAAACGCGACGCTAGAATCCTGCGGGCGGTTCGCTTCGACAGCAAACATCTTGTAAATCTCATCGTCTTCGTACTCGGGATTGAAGTCAAACCAAATCTCGCTGTCGTACTTCTTGTCTTTGATTAAAATATCTTGGCGGATCGTCGGAAAAACAATTCCGAGCGAATGCTTCGACATTGCTTCAGCTTGCGAACCCCACGCGATATGCACGCGCTCATAGGACTTCAAGTTGTCAGCGGACTGGCGAACGCCAGCAAAGAAAAACTCCGTGCCATTATTCCCAACGATGTTCTTCTGCTGGACACGATAAAAGCCGCCGAGTTGAAGCAAGCGGACTTGATCTTCGAGCAGTTGATGCACGGACTCTTCAATCGAGTGCATCGTCTCGCGGAAGCATAAAACGCGAATGCCTTCGTTGCCAAACTGCTCGCTCCAACCAGGCCATAGAAGATCGGGCTGCTTGCCGATAAGCAGAAGCGCACGCGCAATTGACCAGCTCTTCGCGCTGCCACGCCCGCCATAAGGAACTTTATAACGATGCGGCTGGAAAAGAAACTTCAGCTTCGGCGGAAACCAAACATCAAGATTCATTTGCGCGCCCGTCGCCGAAGCGGATCGTATGCTCGATTGGTCCGCCGTCAGGACCGCCAAGCTCCATCGGCTGTATCGGTTTGCCGCGCTTGTATTCGAGAGAAAGACGGAAGGCTTTGAACTTGACTTCTGGATCAGCGTGCCCGAGAAAAAACTTCCAAAGCTCGGACTCGCGTTCATCAGTAAGAACGTTGCGGAAAAAATCAGCAGTCGCAGTAGTCGCTTTATTTGGCGTTCCCTTTTGTCTGCCGCCGCGTCGTTCACCAGGTTGTGATCCTCTCATCGCTACATCTCAGCTACTTTAGCAAACTGCGGGCGCCATCTTAGTGGGTTCGACAGCGCCCGCCGTGGGGTTCATCACTGAGGCAGACACTCCGCCGCTCGAACGTCCCCTTCCCTTTACGCGTTGAGTGCGAAGCGTCACGTTGACGCATACTTACGCGCTTGTTTTTTCGAAAAGTAAAGAGAATTTTTCAACTATTTTCGCAACTGTAGAACTGTAGAGAAACTGTAGCGCCGTAACTCGTAGAAATAGCTACTACTTTCTACAATCTCTACGATTCTACATATATTGCTACGTACGTATGGGAAATATACCCTATTTTTTTAATTCTCTAGGACTTTAGGGAAACACGTGTAACTACGTAGAAGCTGTAGAAGCGTAGAAAAATTTTTCTTTATTTTGAGTGACTTACGTGCTAGAGTGCTAAACGCTTCGTAGAGCGACGTGCGCGGGAAACGACATCTTCGCGGGTGCCTCCGCTCGCCACGTCGTTCGAACGAAGCTCTCTGAGGGGTACCCGCGACATGCACAGAATTCTTGCAGGAATAGAGTTTCGCACGAACGAAGCTATAACCAACCACGCGCGTTCGATCAAATCCAAATATAAAGATGGCGAAAAGATTCTCGGACAGGATGACCTGTTCCTGCGCGAGTTCATAAAGCTTCATCCACGCGCGAGCGAAAAAATCGGTTGCGGCATCGCATACTTTACGACGCAGCCAGACGAGCATTGGAGAAATTCTCGCCAGTTCGTACTCGTCAGAATCGACGGCGAGCACGCGATTTTCAGTCACAATCGAATAAGAACGACGCAAGAATCAGGCGAAGAACGGCAGCGCCGCCGTGCTCTCGAAGCGATGCGCGAAGCGATTGTCCCTCAAATTATCGAATTCAAGAATGACAATTTCCTGCCAGGCAGAACACGTTGCCCGCTCACAAACGAGATTATCGAAGAGCCGCACGTCGATCACAAAAAGCCGCAGACATTTCTAGCGCTCGTAGCCGAATGGCTAGATATAAACGGCTTACGCTTCGAAGACGTGCGCGTTTCGTCCGATACGGACCATCGCACGTTCGAGACGATGGCCGACAACGACCAGCTCGCCTCCTGGCAGCGCTATCATTCGATTCATGCGCGCTTGCGGATACTAAGCAAGCAAGCGAATCTTAGCCTTGCGAGGCGCGGATGAGCGTCCTATCGGCGGTGCGCGATTCTCTCGCTCTTTCGATTTATTCCGTACCTGTGAAAATCGGCGCAAAGAAACCATGCTGCGGCGACGATTGGCAAGATAAGCGCTTCGAGCTGGACGATCTTCAAGAGCATTTCGGAAACGGCGAGAATTTCGGCTGGCTGTTAGGCATCAAGCCGCGCCCTATCGTGGACGTAGACTTGGATTGCTCGGAAGCGCTCGCAGTAGCACCGCTGATACAAGGACCGAAAACGAAGCGTATCTCCGGCCACAAGTCCAGCCCGCGCTCGCATTACTTCTTCGAACTACCTGGCGAAGCTGGAACAAATAAATTCCTCGACCCGTTCCGCAAGAAAAAAGAAGAAAAGCCGATGATGATAGAGCTTCGCGGAGCCGGCTGCCAGACGATTATCCCGCCGTCGCAGCACGTTTCCGGTGAGCTTTACGAATGGTATGAAAAAGGCGAGTTCGGTAAGTCGGATTACGCCGCCCTGCTTCGATGGACGAGCAAGATAGCCGCTGCTGCGCTGCTCGTCCGTTACTGGCAACCGCGTCATGACGCGCGTCTCGCGCTCGTCGGAATGCTCGCCCACGCGGAATGGCCAGAAACCGAAACGCTAGAATTTGTAAGCGCCGTGATTCGCATCGCTGACCAAGAGGATTTGAAGGAAGTGAAAGGCAACGTCTCGAACTGTTATCGCCGCGTCGAAGGCGACGGCGAAGCGTTCGGCGCTCCAAAGCTCCGCGAGATGCTTGGCGAGCATGGAAAGATAATCGTCAAGACGATTACTGATTGGCTCGGCCTGAATCGCGCTTCTCCGTCTGGCATGATCTTGACGGAGAAGGGAACGATAAAGCCGATTCTAGCGAACGCAATAGCCGCACTAAAAAATGATACGCGTTGGGAAGGCGTGCTCGGCTTAAATGAATTTTCGCTTCACATCGTCACGCGCAAGGATACGCCGTGGGGCAAGCCGGCAGGGGAAAAGTGGACGGACGTTGATGACATAGATACAAGCGAATGGCTACAACATCGCGGAGTTATCGTTACACCACAAGTTACGAACAATGCAGTTCAATCCGTAGCAGCGAAGAACACGTTTCATCCAGTTAGAGAATATCTCAAAGGACTCAAGTGGGACGGCACGGAGCGCATCTCTTTATGGCTCGTGACGTATCTCGGTGCAAAAGACTCGAAGTTCGTTCGCGCCGTAGGACGCCGCTGGCTAATATCAGGCGTTGCGCGCGTATTCCGGCCAGGTTGCCAAGCGGACTACACACTGCTTCTCGAAGGTCCACAAGGTATACGAAAGTCTACTGCGCTGCGAACGCTCGCCGGAACGGAATGGTTCACTGACCACGTAAGCGATCTTGATTCGAAAGACTCGCGCATCGACTTACACGGTAAATGGATTGTAGAACTAGCGGAGCTTTCCGCCGTCCGGCGCTCGCTCGCGGAGAAAGTCAAATCGTTCCTCACTGCGACATACGATCATTTCCGGCCGCCATATGGAAGAACAACGATAGACGTACCTCGGCAGAATATCTTCGCTGGCAGTGTGAATGATGAAACACCGTTCACCGATGAAACAGGAAATAGGAGATTCTGGCCAGTGCGCTGCGGAGCGATAGATGTTGAAAAGCTCGAAGAGCATCGGGACCAATTATGGGCGGAAGCCACAGAACGTTACGAGGACGACGAGCATTGGTGGTTGGATACGGACGAGTTGAACGAACTGGCGCGCGAAGAACAAAAGCAACGCTACCAGGCAGGAGTATGGGACGGCATTATAGAAAAGTGGCTGGAATTTTGCCCTGATGAGATTACCGTCGCCGACGTGCTAGGTAGCGCGATTCAAAAGAAGATGGATGCGTGGACGCACTCCGACAAAATAACGGTTTCGAAATGCCTTCGCAGTAACGGCTGGAATCAGATCGTATCGAAAGACGAACGCGGAAAGAGTAAGCGCGTCTTTCGGAGGCCGCCAGATGTATGACCCCTGTTATACGTCAAACTTAGGTCTTGTCGGTTTCCGTTGCCGCGTCGGAGACTGCAAAAAAGTCGTGCGCTCGTATCGCGGCATTGTCATGCACTGCAAGCGCGTGCATGGGCTTGAGGCGCAGATGAAATTGCCTTTACCGCCAACGCTACCGATGAAGATGGTAACGCGAGAAGAACTGCTCGAAACTTTTCCGATGAGTGAAGAGGATAAAGCATGATCGCTTACGCTTCAAATACTGGCACGAAACGCAATCTCGCAGAGTTGCGAAAATATGGCTGGCGTATTCTTCTCTCGCCGAAAAATCCGAAGCCGCGCGAGGGATTATTTTTTGCGATTGATAACGGCGCATGGTCTTGCCATCAGCAAAAAGAGCCATTCGACATGCGCGGCTTTAACGCTCTTGTCGAGCAGCACGGCGGCGCGGCGGACTTCGTTGTCATGCCTGACGTAGTAGGAAAGGGCGAAGAGAGTTTGCGGACTTCAGAAGCGTGGATAAGAAAAACGAACGGGATGCCGAAACGCTTACTGCTCGCCGTTCAAGATGGAATGACAGTCGATGAAGTCGGAGATTTTATTCGTCAGTATCGCGTCGGGATATTTCTTGGCGGCTCGACAGACTGGAAACTCGAAACGATGTACGAATGGGGCTGTGTCGCCCACGCTCTGAATTGTTACTATCATGTAGGGCGAGTCAACACGATAGAGCGCATTAGGCTTTGCGCTGAAGCAGGAGCGGATTCTTTCGATGGCACAAGCGCGACAATGTACTCAGTCAACGTGCGAAAGCTCGACGTTGCGCGAAAGCAGCCGAGCCTTCTAAGTCCGAGGAATCATGCCGCGTAATATACAAAACTATAGGTCGTGGAAGAAGAAATATCTTCGCAAGCGGATACGGAAAGGAATCTGCATTCATTGCGCGAATCGAGCGAAGCGCGGACATACGGCTTGTGAGAATTGTCTGAACGACCAACGGTTAAACGCACGATTAAAGAAAGAGGCAAAACATGCCAAAGAAACAAGCAGTATATCATCCGAACCTGTTCGAGCCGCAGACGCAACCATCAGCGCCGGAGAACTCTTCCGCCGCGCCGTCCGCCGCGCCGTCCGCCGCAGCGAAGATCGATAATCCCTGTCCCCGCTGCGGCGCGAGAGGCTACAAGAGCGTCCGTCCGCAAGAGCACGATGGCTTAACTCATTATTGCAGTGCGGGCTGTCTAAGCGACGACAGGACTGACGCCTTCTACTTCACTCCGCAAGCTGCGCGCGCTCCGACCTTCGACGCGCAAGCGGAGAGGGAGGAAGAGAAGAAAAGGGCGAGGGGCGCGGCGGAGCGAGAACCTGAGCTGGTCATACAAACCGTTTATGAAGACGCCAAAATACCCGACAAGGACGTTCTCATGCTCGGTTGCAGCGCCACAGAGATTCCGATGGCTAACGCAAGCGTCCAATGTATCGTGACTTCGCCGCCGTATTGGGCGCTGCGGAAGTATGCGGGCGAGCAGGATGTAACCTGGAAGGACGGCGAGAAGTGTCCGTACGGCCTAGAGCCGAACGTGGAAATGTATATCCGGCATAGCGTCCAGATCCTGCGCGAGCTGCGAAGAGTGTTGCGCGGGGATGGAGTGCTGTTCTGGAATCTTGGAGACTCCTACGCTGGTAGCACGACCATCGGCTCCGGCGGCGGTTCTAAAAAACAGCAAAGTGTGCGCGGCGCACACTTTGAAAATGACGTGCGGCGAGAATTTGGCAATGGTATCAAGCCCAAGGATTTGTGCCTCATCCCACAGCGCATCGCCATCGCCGCGCAGGAAGATGGCTGGTGGATTCGAAGCATGATTATTTGGGCCAAGCCGAACCCGATGCCGGAAAGCTGCACGGACAGGCCGACGGATGCGTACGAGCATATAATTATGATGACGAAAAGCGAGCAGTACTTCTGGGATTCGTTCGCGGTTGGCGAAGAAGCCGTCCCGGCGGTTCGCAAGGTGAAAGGAAAAGTTGGCAGCGCCGCACAAGCAGAAGGAATGGGCGTAAAGCCTAGCGGCAATGGAAAAGAAGGTTCAGTAATGGTAACGGGCAATCTCCGCAATCTCCGCAACGTCTGGAACTTCGCCACGCAGCCGTACAGCGGCGCACACTTTGCTACGTTCCCAGAAGAGTTGCCGCGCCGCTGCATCCTAGCGGCCTCGAGCGAGAAGGGTTGCTGTGCAAAGTGCGGAGCGCCGTACGAGCGGCAGCTCGAGGATACGCCGGAATACAAAGCATTGAAGGACAAGAACAAGGATGAAATGGGCGGCTATCCAAGCGGTGCGCTTGAGGCCGGACGGCTCTTCACTAACAATACCCCGGGCCACGTACGCGACCAAATCACAACTGGCTGGCAAAAGACCTGCCTTTGCCCCGGGGATGAAATCAAGCCTTGCGTGATTCTCGATCCGTTCGGCGGCAGCGGAACGACCGGGCGCGTCGCTATTGAGTTGAATCGGCGGGCGGTGCTGGTGGACATTACCTATAGCGGCGCAGGCTACAAGCCACTGGCAGAAGAACGCTTGAGTGGCGTGCAACGGCAAATGATATATGGCTAGTATTAAACCGATTTAACGAATTATCCAGAATTTGCTTGACAAATAGAGAGAGAAGATAGAAACTGCAACCATCATGGCAACAAAGAAACAAGCATTAGACATCGCGGGCGGCTTGAATAACCAGACACACGGCGATACCAAGACCGCCCGCTGCCCGGAATGCAAGAGTGTGATGACGTACTTCCGCATACGGACAAAGAAATATGTCTGTCGGTCCTGCGGGAACGAATGGAGTCGCGATGCTAAAAGCTAACGTCCAGATCGGCAAAGTCTACATCGCCAAAGTCAGCGGCAAGCTCTGCCGCGTGCGTCTTGCGAGAGCCAGTGAATACGGCGGCTGGCTGGCGGCGAACCTCGAAACGGGCCGCGAGATACGGATTCGCTCCGCCGCGAAATTGCGGCGCGAAGTACTGGAGACGGTGCCAGCATGAGCGCCTACGCTTGGCTTCACAATGGCGACACGGTTATCTCGCCGACCGATTTGTGCCGTTGCTCTCACGCCGCCAGCCAGCATCTTCATGGAAAGTCTTGCGGCGCGCTGGTGGATGAAGTAAGATTCAAGTATTGCAAATGTGAGTTGTTCAGACTTGCATCAGATTCCCAAAGTAGTGAAAATTCAGAAGGAGATGACATGAGCAAAAAAGAAAAGAAGCAGCGTAAGCCGAAGGGCGAGGGCCGCACGCCTCGCTTGGCTGGCCTAGTAGACAGTCCGTTGACAATCTTCATGACGACCGGGGGCAAGGAGTACAAAGGCACCGTGCTCACTTCCGGCATTATCAAGGTTGACGACAAGGAGTTCACCAGCCCCTCCAGCGCCGGAAGCTACATCCTCGGCAACGACAAGAAAGGCAAGCCGCGCCAGGTGGACGGCTGGAAGAGCTGGACGTTCAACAAGGATGGGGAACGAGTTGCGCTGGATACCCTGCGCGGCTCGAAGAGTCCGCTGAAGGCTGATGAAGCTCCGAAGCCGCGCAAGGCGAAGAGTGCCAAGCCCAACGGCGCTGCGAAAGCGAAGCGGACCACGAAGCGGACCACGAAGTCTCGCAAACCGAAACTCCCCGCTCCCGTTCACGGAGCAAGCGCTGCGGAGAGCAGCGCGGAGGCGGCTGGCTCGTAAGAGCCGCCGTCTACTGCAACTCAAAGCCCGCTTGGCCCGAGGCTGATATGCGATTGAAAGAAGTACATCCGTCAAGGTCGTGCACGACCGAGCCTCTTCGCGGCAGGAAATTGGAAAGCCTTGAAAACTTTCTAAGTGCGCGAATAAACGCATGGCAGGGTGGCGTCAAGGTAAGCGACCGCTAGAGCACAGCGCTCATGTAATAGCGGGGATAAGCTCCAGGCGGTATCGGGCAGAGAGAAAGATCGCAGGGTTGCAGTAGAGGACGGCTCTCGCAGATGAGCAGGCGAGCGTATCGCACGAAAAAGGTTGTACCGGACGGGAAAGCCGAAGCCCGATGCGCGCTGACTGACAATGCTCTTGCGTCCTATGCACTAGGGTTAAGAGCCGTCCGCGAATGAATGAGAGGTGATTTATGGCACGATGTCCAGATTGCAACAAGTTCGTTTCGTTCGAGCAAGCAGACCCGGAAGTCGAACTGGAAGTCGAACTCGCAAAAGAAGAAGATGGCAAGCCTGCTGAAGTGAACGTGACCGGAACCGTTCGCCTTGTTTTGAATTGCGGGGAGTGCTCGACCGAGATGGCGGAAGCGAATCCTGATTTTGAAATCGAAGTTCCGCTCACGCACCAAGAAGCTGACGAGCATGAAGTTGAACTAGTCGAAGAATTCGCAGAGCCAAGTGACCGCTACGATGGAAAGCCAGGAACGCCGAGCCGCTACCGTCGTCATTTCTATGGCGCTGATATTTCCGGCAAAGTACGCTGCTCTTGCGGCGCTGAAGCAGAATTCAACGGGACCGCCGAAGAGCAAGCTGGCGCGTTCGATAGTTTGGTGTAGCGATGCTCCGCTTCCTCTTCCGCAGTGCACTAGCAATCGCTTTCTTCTGCGCTCTCGACGTGATCGTGATGCTTGTGGTGTTGGGGTGGATAAGATGAGCCGCTGGCGACCAAACAAGAAAGACAAAAAGATTCGCTATCAGATTCAGGATGGCGAATCATTCATTAACTGCAAGCGCGCCGAGCCTCAGCCTAGCGGCTGGCTGCATTACGAACTAACTGACGGAACGAATGGATTGAAGCGCCCCGGAACGTGGCGTGTGAGGCCGGAATGACTCTCCTTCAACGCGCCCGCCAAGAGCACTCCCGCAGCGGTTTCATCGAGACGCGCTTCGACGCTCGCTGCAAGAACTGCGGACACGTAAAGTCGCATCACGAGGACCGCTATGGGTGTGAAATAGAAGGACCGGACGTATGGGTATCCGGCGTGAATAACGATGCGCTGGTAGCAAGCGGGCCGTGTGGGTGTAAGAGCTTCGAAGCGGAAGAGATAGGCACTTCATTGTTCTTGAGCTGGTGGGCCGATTGGTCCGGTACAACATACGAAATCCGCCACGGGCTGTACGGTGGTCGCGTCGTGACGACCGTAACGTGCGAGCCACTTGTCAGACAGCACGATCTGGAAGCGTCGCGCTGGTTCTACGGGTTGCAGAAGGAGCGGAGAGCGTGACCGAGAGCCAGTTTCAAGCAAAATTGCTTCGCGCTCTCCGCGCGCATCCGGCGATGAAGGATGCGGTGATCGTGAAATTAAACGATAGGTTCACGCGAGGATTACCAGACGTGATGATTTCGCTGCGCGGGAAGACTACGTTTTTCGAGTTGAAGAAGTGGCCGGAATCTCCCACGAAGATACAAGCGTACTTCTTGGAAAGAATGGCTCCGTGTTCATGGGTTCTTACTTTTGATAGAGGGATGGCTACGTTCATGTATAGCGGCGCGAAAGGGAATCAATTCATTCTACGGAACAACGATTTCCATGAAACTCTAAGAGCCGTGATCGTCAGGTGCGCGCAATGAGCGAGCTATATAGCCATCAGCTCGAAGGCGTGCGCTGGCTCGCGGAGCGCAAGAGCGCGATGCTGTGCGACGAGATGGGGTTGGGAAAAACCAGACAGGCACTCATTGCAGCGTTTCGCCTATACCGCGAACGAAAAATAGACCGCATTCTTGTTCTAGCGCCAGCAGCAGTTCGCTACTCCTGGCAGGAAGAAGTTCAGAAAATTGGTCAAGACGGCCAGCATCTTTTGATTTGGTGCCGCTACTATCCGAAGGATTGCAAGATTGTTGGACAAGGATTTGCGGAGCATATCAACGCGCTTCCGATCTGCGTTCTCAGCTACGCGCTCCTCCCACAGAAGCGCCACGTCGAGGCGCTAAAGAAATGGTGCGAAGATGGGAAAACTTTACTCGTATGCGATGAATCGTCTTTCCTCAAGAACCGAACGGCAAAGCAGACAAAAGGCGCTGCGGCGCTCGCTCGTGCGGCGCGCTATCGTTGGCTGCTTACGGGTACTCCTGTGGCCAATAGCCCTCTTGATTTGTTTGGGCAGTCTCTTGTTATGGCGAATGGAGGACCGGGGCCACTAAGTCAGTTTAAGAACTTCTATCATTTCCGCTCGCGCTACGCCGTCCTCAAGATGATGAACATGGGGCAAGTGCGGTTTCAGCAAGTCGTGGGCTATCAGAACTTAGAGGAGCTGACGAAGAGGTTTGCGCCCTACGTCTTGCGGCGAACGAAGGCGGAATGCCTCGACTTGCCAGCCAAATCATACACCGTGCGGGAGATCGCGCTCACCGAAGCAACGTGGCGCATCTATCAAGAGCTGCGCAAAGAAGCTCTTCTCGCTCTTCCCGACGAAGACGTTCGCCCAGAGCCGAACGCTGCGGTGCGTATCTTGCGGCTACAGCAACTTACGAGTGGGCATGTAGGATTCGCAGCAGGATTTAATCCAGCATTAAATAAAATAGATGATACGGATAAAGTGTTTGAATCAATACCTGGAATAGATAGCCTCTATGAAAAGCAGCGCGACGTTTCGAGCGAAAAGCTCGACTGGCTCTGCTCCGCGCTGCTCGATGGCGAATTATCGAACGAGCAAGCTGTCATAGTTTGGACGCGATGGCGCAGGGAGCGCGAGCGGCTGCATCAGCTTCTAGCTACGAAGATCGAGGTCTACGGCATCTTTGGCGGCCAGCAAGACAAGAACAGGAGCTTCAATGTCCAGAGCTTTCAAACGTCAACGAAGCGGCGCGTGCTTATCGCGCAAGTCCATGCGGGAGGATTTGGCCTTAATCTTACAGCTGCGAGCACTGCGGTATATCTTTCGAACAGCTTTAGTTTTACGGACCGCATCCAGTCGGAAGATCGCTGCCATCGGATAGGCCAGAAGAACGTGGTGACGTATGTCGATGTTATGGCGACAGGGCCGCGCGGCCAGCGCACGGTCGATGCGCACGTGCTCGATTGCCTTCGCGCGAAGAAGAATATCGCGGAGATGACGACGCGGGAGTGGCGGAGAGTGTTGGAGGAATAAACTATGTGGGGCGTCTGGCAAGTTAAAGAACAAGCATGGACGAGTTGGGACAGGCTAGCAGCGTGGAAAACGGAAGAACTCGCGGCGAAGAGCATGGCTGCGCTACAAAAAGCCTATCCTGAAATTCAATTCGAAGTGCGGAAGTACGAGTAATGCTCCCCGCCACCACCCAATTCCGTTCCACGACGACGCAGAGCGGGAAGAAAGCGTTTGAGGCGTGGTGCGCGGTCTTGACGCACAATAGCGAAGAAATTGCTATCTGCGCGCCAACACTAGAAGGATTAAGGGGCGCTTGGCAGCTTGTCACACAGCAAGTCAAGTTAGACGAATCGCGCGTCCAGCACGTCTGGATCGTCGCGTTCGAGAAGCTCGACGACGCTCCTGAAACAAAGAACGCGAGAGGCGCTGCTGTCGCGTGCCACTTCTGCGGGCGCCAAGCGTCGTTCATCATACGCAAAATCGCGACGTGCGAGCGGAGAGAGTGCAAGGAGAAAGCTGATGGCGTGTAATAAAATCTATCTCGCCGCCTGCTTCGAGCAGCAAAAAGAAGTCCGCGAAAAAGCGAATGAGCTTCAGCGGCTAGGTTTTCTCTGTACGTCTAGTTGGCGATTCGAAGATAGCTTGATTCCGCCAACGCCGCAACATTTAAACAAGTGCGCGACGCAAGACTTGAAAGATTTGCGCGATGCGGATTATTTCGTTTGCCTAACGGACCAAACTTCTCAGCGGGGCGGGAAGCACGTCGAATTCGGCTACGCGCTCGCGCTGAATATGCCGTGCTTGATTGTCGGGAGGCGCGAAAACATCTTCCACTCGCTTTCGAGAATTGATTTTGTCGAGTCTTGGAGCGAAGCGCTTGATTTGCTTCTCACTTGGCAAGAGAAAGTCAAAGCGATAGAGGAATCAGTATGAAGCGCGGACGCAAGCACGGCACGAAACCCTCTGAATTCGCTATGTCACTGCCCGAGATAGCTCGCCACTTCGGTTGTACTCCGCAAGCTATACGTCACACGGAGCGGCAAGCTATACGTCACACGGAGCGGCGAGCGCTGCGGAAGATACGGGAAGCGCTGCTGGAGCGGAGAGTCGTGACGAGAGAGGGACGCTATGCAAGCTGAAACGATCCTCCCCCGCTCCGCGACGCTCGAAGAGCGCATCGCGTTCATCTTGCAATACGACGAGTTGAAGAAAGATGGGCACGCCGTGACGCTGGACGAGGTTAGGGAGAGTGGGGCAGTAAGCGGGGAGATGAAAATTCATCATTACAAGACGTGCCGCCGTTGCGCGGAAGGGGAATAAACGATGGGCAAATACACGCATCTACGCCATAAACTACCAGCGTTTCGAGCTTCAGCCGATGAAGGAATGCGCACGTGGTACGCGAAAGTAGACGAGTGGAAGCAAGAATTTCTAGGAACCGAAAGCGGCGAGAACGCGAATCATGCCATGCTCGCAAGAGAATACGCGGAGCGTGACGCAAAGAAGAAGCAACTGGAATCGGAAATCAGCCAGCTAAACATCGAACTTGAAGGCTTGAGCCAGCTCGGTTGCGAAGCGATGGAAAACGACGGCGTGGAGAAAAGTAATCTCGCTGCTGGCGGCTACGTCAGTATCAAGGACACACCCTATACGAGCGTGATCAACCGCGCGGCAATCTTTCGCTGGATTAAGCGTAACAAGATGCAGGAACTGTTGACAATGAACTATCAGACGCTTTCAGCAATAACAAATGAGCGGCTCATTGCCGGCAAGCCGACGATTCCTGGCACGAAACTTTTTATGAAAACGAAGCTGACAGTTCGCGGCGTGAACGGCGCTTCGAGCGACGAGTAGGGCGGATCGATAGCGCTGACCCGCGCCGCGCTCCGCAGGGAGACACGGCGCAAAGGAGAGAGAGAATGAAGTGGCTGTTTTTCATTACGGTATTCATCCTGTTCGCTTTAGGGCGTGGCGGGAGAATGTACGAAAACTGGAGGAAACGTGGCAAAAGGAAAGCTGTTTGAATACGCGGTGCTGTACCATCCGAAACCGACGAAGGAGCAAGACGACCGTGGCGAAACGCCGAAGTCAGAATTGCTCATTGAGCCGAAACGAGTACTGGCGATGGACCAGAATCAGGCGGCGATGCTTGCGGCTCGCGCCATCCCCGACACTCACGTTGACAAGCTAGACGATTTAGAGATTTGCGTCCGCCCTTTCTAGCCCCTGCCGCGCAAATGCAAGCGACCGGGGCAATAGAGCAACCGAGACGGAGCAGGGAAGCATTAACGCGCTCATTGCTTCCGCAGCAAGATGCTTTTAACAACGTCATTCGCTCTTTTGCCGGAGATATTCCGATGAGCTACACAACCGGAGTCACGGCTTCGCAGAGCTATACGGTTAATGAGGCCATGTCGAAGCAATGAGTTTCGCTGGCGCTGACGCGGGAGCAACGGATTCGTAATCCGGCCAGCGAGTAGGCCGGGCTGGTCAAGAGTCAAGCTGTCGAAGCGCTGAGACGTAAAGCAACTCTTCAACTGGCCCGGAGAATTTGTGAGCAGCGTGAGGTGGACTCATGAAGAAGGGTAAGGGGAAGCGTAAGACGAAGTTCAAGGCGGGGCAGGTGGCATGGCATATCAACGCACAAAGGTACATCCGATTAGAACGGGAAGTTGGCAAGTGTAAAAATTTTCGCTGCGAAGGGCGTTGCTGGAAAGTTTTAGATTGGCAGATTCCACTCTGCGATACAAAATTCCGCCCACTCACAAAGCAGGAGGCAAACCGATGACCGACCCTAAACGCCCGAGCGCAGCAGAAGCACGCCACTTACGCAAGCCTGAAGTTATTTGCGAGTGCGGACATCGACGCGATGAGCATGATGAAGGCAAAGGAACATGCGCGGGCTGCTTTCATCGAAGCGCCGATTCCAAACGGCGAGATTACAACACGGGATGCATTCGATTTAGGAAGGCAGCGGTGCAGCCATGAACGCAGCAGAAGCCACGGGGCTGCCCAACGAAGTAGGCGACAAGTTCATCGCTGAGAACGGCGAGAAACGATTCCTTGCTCAAGTGCTAAGCAGATTGGACGACGTGCCAAAGGCAGAAGCCACGGGGCTGCGGGTGAAAGAGTTAGCAAGAGGGGCAGCGCCTACAGGAAAGGGGTGGGGGAATGTGCGGAGAGAATGAGCCCAAGAAAAAGTTTTTCAAGGTATCGCGCGAGGGTATGGGCTCATGGGTGAGCCGCGATTGGGAGACGATTAGGGACTCAGAGTTTGACGGCATGGAGTTGGGCGACAAGATTCAAATTGAAATCGTGCAAATGAGCGAAAGTGAACTGGAAGCATTGCCAGAATTTGAGGGATAGTGAGCGATGAGCAGCGGGAATCAAATTAGATGCTTAGAAGTATCCGAATTTGCGCCGAAGCGCATGCTTGAGTTGATTGATGAAATCGAGATGCATTGTCCTTGCGGGGCGCGGCCAGAATCTTTGAATATTCACGCGCACGTATCGGGCTGCAATGTCGACCAGCTAAAAGTTCTTTTGCGAGCGATGTTTTGGCAAGAGCAGCGACAACGCGAAGCTGCGCCTGACCGTCCCTAGCAGGGAAAGAGAGAGAATGAAGGCATTGGAACCTTGGATTGAAACGGGCTTGCGTGCCGCTGTCAGTGAAATTCAGCGCCGGAACCGAGAGCGCAATCACGTTCTTATCGCTACGAACGGCGACAGGGCACCAGTAATGACGACCGAGGAAATGTTGAAAGTATTGCGGCAATTCTTGGAATCCTCGCAGGAAGGTTTAGGATGAGACGCGAGCGCAAGGAGGAGCATGGCTAATGTTTAGCGAGCCGATGAAAGAGATGTGTGAGAGTTGCCCATTCGGGAGTGCTCCGAAGCAGCGGCATATGCGTACCTCGTTGCGCCGAGGGCGCTTCAATGAGATTTGCCAGTCGGTCTGGCTAGGCGGATATTTCCCCTGTCACAAGACAACGAAGTTTGACGATGAAGGCGAAACGATTCCGCACCGTGGCGAGCGGATGTGTCGCGGGGCATTGGAGTTCATCGAACGAGCGGCAAAAGCAAGGAGGGAGCGCGAGCATGGCTAAGAAGCGCAAGAGAGAGACGATGGACAAGGTGAGAGAAGCGTTGGAACTACTGGAGAAGTGTGCGCCATCGCATTTTGATTTCAGCGGGGCTTTGGTTCACCACACGGACTCAAAGCAAAATGAATTGCGATTTGACCCGTATTGCCCGAAGTGTGTCATTCCAAAAGCGATTGCGTTGATACGCGAAGCCCTCGTCGCCTCGCCGGGAGATGAAATGAGCACCAAAGCAATAATCCAAGCAATACAAAAACTACCGCGTTATCCATACCATACTTGGGACGGCGGAAACGTTAAAGACCATGGTCAGCAGTTGATTGGGTTGGAGGACGTTATTGCACTGTTGAAGCGTAACCCCCGCCCATCGGCGCGGGAGAAGAAAGATTTTCGTGGGGTAGATTCAAAAATCTAGAAGGAGATCGAAAATGAACAAACCAGCTATAAGACAGCAGCAAGCTAGGCCTGCAGCTCCCGCTCCGCAACGCAGCGGGGAGATCGTGAAGCACGCAAATGGAGGCGCACTTGCGGAAGTCCCGGAATATCTCCGTCGCGCGCCGGGAGAGCCGCCAGCAGGGTTGGAGAATCTCGAACGCAGCGATATGACGCTTCCGCGTCTTGCGTTAGCGCAAGCTCTCAGTCCGCAACTCAGCGAGAGCGATCCGAAGTACATCGAAGGCTTGCGGCCGGGAATGTTTTTCAATACGATCACGCGCGAGAATTACGGCAAGACCGTACAGCTTGTCCCGCTACTTTTCTACAAGACACGCATCCTCTTCGGTCCTCTCGACTCAGGAGGAGGCTTGCGCTGCCAGTCGCAAGACAATCTGATCGGTATCGGAGAACCCGGCGGAACGTGCATCAAGTGTCCGGAAAGCCAGTTCGGTTCGGCTCGCAACGGAGAAGGAAAGGGAACGAACTGCAATCAATTCTTTAACTACGCAGCGCTGATCGTCGGGAGCGATGGCGGCGTTACGCCAGAAGGATTGCTCGTTTTCAGCCTGAAGTCCTCTGCGCTCAAAGTCGCAAAAGACTGGAACGCTTTGATTCGCATCCGTAATCTCGACATCTTCGCGGGAGTCTACGAAGTCAAAAGCGTCGAGCGCAAGAACGAAGTCGGGAGATGGTTCGAACCCGTCATTCAACCTGCCGGGAACGTCACGCGCGAGACTTACGAAGCTGCGAAGATCGCGTATAACGCAGTTAGCGAGCTGAACAAAGAAGGACGCTTGCGGCACGACGTTGCGGATTTGAATCCGGAAGCGGGGAACGACGCAGCAGAACCAGCACCATTTTGAAAGGAGTCGGAGCGAAGGGGAAGGCCGGACGGCGCGGTTTCCCGACTCGCGCCGTCCTAGCTCCGTAGATTAGAGAGGAGACTTTATATGAGCTACTACCACGACGACCCCGGAGGCGACGACGACCTCGACCGCCGCTTGCAGGACATCTTCGTTTGGACGGTGATCGGAACGGCGGGAGTATTGGCGGTGGTGTTCCTGCTGAGTTTGTTCTTTGGGCCAGCGGAGGCGTATCCCGCTCAGCTCGTCAAGCAGAGCGGCGCAACGACAGTGATCGGCGGGTGTGATGAGAATCTTTGGTCTCACACGTACCACGCGCAGCGCCTCCAAATCAGCGAGCGCTGCGCTTCCGTGACAGGAGTTATCGTCGATGCAACGGACGGAAAGAGGAAGCAAGGATGCAGGAGCGAAGCGGACGGCGATCTGCACTGCTGGCTAACGCTCGACGTGTGGCCCGTCGATCAAAGTAAATACTTGAATCAGGGAAATCTGCTCAAGCAGGACGGGAACTTAGTGTTTGAGCCGATGTGCCAGCACAAAGTTACGCAAGTCGATGCGATGGCAGCGTGCAAGAACTGGCATCAAGACTTGAAGCTCCCGCCTGTTGGAACGCACGTTAGGATCACGGGCGCGGCGGTACTGGATACGCAGCACGGGCATAGAGAGATTCACCCCGTTTCGAGTATTGAAATTATAAAGGAGAACTGAAATGGAAAAGAAAAAGTTTGTAGTACGCTTCATGTTCCTCAAAGATTACGAAGGAGAGAGTGATTCGGATGGACTCTACCAAGCAGCGATGGACTTGAAGTATAGTAGCGTCAGCGATGCTCGGCATTTGGAGCTAAAGATCGTTGCCGCGATCCCGCTCGCTACGGACGCGAAAACTCCAGCGCCCATTGAAGCACCGAGCGTCGAACCAAACCCCCTGCCGAAAGCGGAGGTGCCCGCCGCGCCGCCGTCACCGAACGATATTCCTTTCTAACTGTAACAAAATACTAGACTTAATATAAAAATACCCTCCAGATAGCTGATTAAGTTCTCTGGAGGGTAGTCTTTTTACTCAAACCCGCTCGCTAAGTACGCTTAAAAGCGCGTTTCCGCGCGAAGAAACGTAGTCCTAGAGAGCTAGTTTAACCGCGCTTGTGGGTAATCCGCTACGGTAACGTTATAAAGTGCCCGCAACTGCGCCGGACTCTGTATCTTCTCCCCTCCCGTTTGTCCTAATGTAATCGTGCGTTGAGCGCTCCTAGTGACTCTCCCCGCTACTGTTGGCCCTGCTTTCTTCAGCGCGATAGCGCGGATCGACTCGATGGCCGTGACGCCGATAGCGAGCGCTGCGCGAATGACTTGCTGTGTTTTCGCGTCCTTCACGCTCGTCAGCACGAAGATGTCGCTCAAGTCCTGTTGCGCGACAGTCAGAAGCCTATCTATTTCGTTGTACAGTCCGGACTTCGCGTTCGCGTCCGCAGCGTTGTAGTCGGCGATGAGCTTGTTGACTTCCGCGAGGTCCGCACTGACTTTGTCCGCAGCAGAGCGCGGCGCTCCCGCAAGCTGCGCGATTTGCAGCGCGATCTGGACAGCGAGATTTATGTAAGCTTGGATAGTCGCTGCGTTGCAAGCTCCGAGAACCATTACTACTGCAAGAACAACTGCGATTGACTTTTTCTTCATGCTTCCTCCTAGATTTGCGTTGCTTCATCGACTCCGAGTGGTACTGGTCCTTTCGTCACGTTCACGAATTCGTTGTAAATGCCCATCACTTTCGCCGCCCGCTGCGGGTCCGTACTCCACGTCGCGGATACTTCATCTACATACGTGACGATACCTTTCGCCGCAAGCGCCGCCGCGTAGTGCGGGTAGTGCGGAGCGAGCCGCTTAAGCGTCTCCATGCGGTCCTCGAAACACTCCGCAAATGAGTCATACTTCACCCAATCTGCTTCGACGACGACCCACGTTCCGTCGAGGAATTCTTTCGTTGGCAAGGATAACGTTCCATGAACGGGATGGATGTGTTGCTTCATCCCGAAGAGGTTGTTCCCTTCACGCGCAAGCGCGGAGCTACCGTAACCAGACTCTAATCCTGCTTCACACGCCGCCGCTTCCGGCCAGACGTGCTGGGCATCCATCGCCGCTCTTACGGCGTCGAGTAGCCAAGTGATTTGTCCTTGCGTCATGTCACTGTCCTGTCCAGGGCCGAGCAACTCTCCCTAAGAATCGACCCGGCCCTGTTCCTCGCTCCGCAAATCCCCTCTGCCATCTTCGCGGCGCAAGCTCTTATTTCTTTCTCAGCACGGTAATCATGAAACGCCCCTGAGCGATGATAAGCGGCGCAAGCATGATTTGAACCTGAAACTCTTCGTTGTCTTTCGTCACTGCCATTAACGGACGGCCTTCGCCCATCCAGCGGGGCTTAGGGTCGCGCCAGAATGCCTTACGGTGACTGACGTGCATCTCTCGCAATCCTTCCGGCAACAGCATTTCTACTTTCTTGTTGGTCAATTCCGACCGGTGGTAGCCGAATAGTTCCTCGGTTTTAGCGTTCACCAGCCGGATTTCTCCGTCGACGTTCGCCACTACCACGGCATCGGGAATCTTCTCGAACGCGGCAACGGTCAATTCAAACAATAGTTCCTGCTCGCGGGTTATGTTCTTTAATTCGTCAATGCTCATTGCCTTCTCCCGATACGGCTCGCTGTTACTAGCTCGACCAGGATTTCGTTCTGCCGCTGCTGAATCTCGTTTTGCTTCTGCGCAATCTCTTTCAGCTCCTTGAGAATGGGCATGACTTTTTCATCGAGATTCTTAGCGCCTATCTCCGCCATCTTACGCTCCCAGATTTCAGGAGAAAGCTGGCCGGACTTTGCGCCATGACTATCACGCCGCAGCGCCATCTGTCCGAGCTTGACCGCTCCGGCCCCAAGCCCAAGAGCGCCCACGACCATAGCGTAAACCTGTGCATCGTTCACGTCGCCCCGTTCCCATTTCCGCTATGCGCCCACTGGTTGAGGAAGCGAGCTTCGCTGACAAGTCCGGCAATCAATACGGCCATGCCGAGATGCTTGAGTCCGCCAAAGGACGTGACGTTGAAATGCTCGTAATCGACGACGTTCAGCGCGACGACGACGCCCGTAGCTCCGGCAACGAAGCTCTTGATCGCACCTCTGAATAGATTACTTTGTGTTATATTCATTCCTTCTCCTCTTTGCCCGGTCCCTTAATCACTACCCACTCCGCCCCGCAGTCCCGGCATTTCAATAGCTCCGGTGCTATAGGCGCTTCTGCTAGGCGAATCTCCTTGCCGCAACCGGGGCAGAAGCCATGCGAGTGCGCGCCTTTCCTTAATTGCTCCCAGCGGCTCACGCACAACACAACTCCCGTAACGCTTTCTTCACCCTCCACCAGAACGGCGGGCGTGGCAAGATGTTGCAGGGCGATACCCAATAGCCGGGGCGGGGCTTGCGGTGATGGTCAATCCTTCTTGGCATGGGTCCTCCATTGCTTCACGGCAAAAGCTGCGTTGCTCGCCGTGACAGCGAGCGCAGGAACGAACCATTCTCTTAGCCCATGCTTGCGCCCATACTCGCCCAAGAGAATCGCTGTCCCTGTCAGCGCCGCATCGCTTATCGCAAACTCACGCAGCGAGCCGTAGTGCATTGCGCAGGGGGCAGGGCCGTTGCGAGCGCGGCAATCGTAGCTAGCGCGGCTGGCTAGGCCGCTCGATGCTCCCGCTGCGAAGTCGAGCGTCACGTGGTTGAATAAGAAGTGGGTTACTCTCTCA